CTTAAATCAATTAAACCAGAATTCTCAGCGTCTTCTTTCAACATTGAATTAATCTTTTCAAGACACTCATTCTTGAATTTATTGAAAAGTTTTTCTTTTCTTTGTTCTGCGATTGGAGTTCTGAAATCGGTAATCTGTTGAACAAATGAAATCTCGGATTCATTAAGATTGCTCTTTAACTTTTCCTCAAATTCCCTAATTAATTCATCTGGATTTTTGCTCTCCTTAACAGCATCATTTTTATGATTTTCCATGTATTGACAAACATTATGATAGCTCTCAATAAGAGGTATCATATTTGCTGTGGTCTTTTTACGTGTAAGAATAACGTGACCAGATTCATATAATGTTTTATTCTCTTCATCAACAAACTCAGTTGGAATTACGTTATTCTCAAGCATAACCTTTCTAAGTTTTTTGTTTGACTCCTTAACAGTTTTTTGGTCAATGCCCTTAACAGAAATCTCTGCTAGTTTTTCCAATGCTTCTTTTGCTTCAACCAAGTTTGCAGTATCTCCCTTGTACTGATTCTTAACTACGTTATAGAAATTGAACTGTCCTAGCAAGTTCTTATCCTCTTTAATAGTCTTTATAACGTCTCTGACAGCCTTTTTATTGCTCTTGATGAGGGTTGGTAGCTGTTGCTCGAAAATGTGGTTTAGAATACCGAAATTATTGGTGTTCATTTCAGCTAACAAAGCCTTTTCTTGCTTGCTGTCCTCAATTGTTTCCTCCAACATACTTTTAGCTACATTGTATGCCTTGAAATCGTTTCTTTTAAGAGCCTCATTCATAATTTCAATGTAGTTTGAAAACTCTTTCTGATATTTATTTTCCTTCATACTATTTTCTTTTATTGTATCTTTAGGTTCTTTTTGTTCTTGATATATTGTAGCATTTCTTTGTGCCAAAGTTTTCCATCCTTCTTTTTCTTTTTGACTTTGCCAAGTCTCATTGGGTTGATTATAACTACTTATGATGGATATATTCTTTTTGGTTATCGGAAGTGGTCTTTCTTTTTGTACTGTACCAGTTTCACCATCTTTTTTAGCTGATAGATATTCAGAAACCATAATATTGCGAGATTCACCATCAATTATATAACAATTTTTTTCATCAATTTCCAAACGCTTTACAACATCAGCAAGAAGTTCAAAACTAGGATTATTCCAAAATGCAATTATATTGTATTTTTCCCAATATCTACCTAAACCATAGGAATTTCTGTAAAATTCACTAATCGCTGTGTTGCTTAAATAATCTTTGTCTACATGATTTAATGCCTTTCCTGCAATCTTTTCTAAAGCTTTTAAAATAAGTTCTTGGTGTGTTTTATAACCAACTAAAAATTGGTATTTACCGTCCAAACTAACTGGGAAAAAACCAAAACATTTAGCATCTTCGCTATTCCAATTTATCACAATGTCGTAATCAGTTTCAAAAACCGTATCTGGGTCTCCTGCGTAATATTCATTAATAGTCTCTTTACTTTCTTTACCTTCTTGATGTATTAATGAATTGTATTGGGCTATTGTCATATTTCCCAATTTAGCTGTCTTAGCTGCCAATGTAGAATTGGGTCTATTGTATTCCCTTACGATGTCTACCATCCACTCTGGGAAAGAATATGAACCCTTAATATCCATTGTCATTCTTTTAGAATCACTTACAGAAATGTATCGGTCGTGAGAATTGATGTAGTCAATTACATTCATATGTCCTGCATCAACCTCTTCATTTTCACCATATCCATACTCTTTAGGGAAAACATATTCGTAGTTTTGGAACTTTTCTACACCGCCTAACTTCTCAAGTATTTCGTATAGCTTTTCTGAAGAAACCTTATGCCATGTAGTTACTACCTTTGGAACGTCAAATGTTCTGCCCTTAAATGCAGATGTGTTGTTAATTGCGTGTCCTATACCCTCAATATCATCATTTTCAAAGTCTTGACAGTTTATTGCTTTACCTAAAATTTTACGTCCAATTTCTTGTGTTAACTCATAGTGGCAAGTATCTTCAGCAGAAACAAATTCTTTACCACCATCTAGTGATGTTTGAAACCACCCAAATGAAATTCCAGGAGAACTGTCATAGTACCAAGACCTAATATATTTGTTGGTACTATCATCATATTCGGACATTGTATCTGGGTCACCTGCGTAATATTCTAGTATATACTTTTTCATTAAAACACTATTTCTTATAAATATCATTGTTAAATAAAAAGCGTGACATTAGCCACGCTCTTTATTAATCATTCACAACAAATTTATTTAAAGCTTTAATCATCTTATCAAATTCCTCATTAATCATTAATGATTCACTGTCATAAACGTCTGCACGTTTGTAAGCAGCTTCTTGAGGTTTAAGAGAGTGCTCGTTTAACATTTTCATATATTCATCAAAAACATTCTTCTGTTCATTAATCAATGGTTTTTTTCTATTGACCGCTTCCATTGGTGCGTTAGGGTCTGTACCCATATCTGCGGTTGGCATTGAACCTTCGGCTCCAGCAATGTCTCCACCACTGCCATCATCACCAGGTGCTCCTAAACCGTTGAGGTCTTCACCCATGTCACCTTCTCCACCCATAGGTGGTGGAGGGGCTGCGCCACCGCCTCCCATTCCTCCATCATCACCCATGCCACCTTGACCTTGCTGGTCATCCATGTATTCGGCACCAGGTTCACCGTATATTCTATCAACTGTATCGAATATACCTGTCTTCTTGATGATTTGAGTTGTCTTTTCAAGTTCAGCAGCGATACCCTTCTCAAGACGTATCTCTTCAAGGTTCTCCTTAATTTCTTTCTCTGACCATTTCATAATCTGTTTCAATGCACGAGTCTGAGACATAACTGGAAGACCATTACCAGGGTCACTAACCGCATCCCTAACTGCGTCAATCTTCTTCTGCATGTTCTCAATCTCCAATCCTTCAGCTTGAGTTGATGGATTATTCATTGACAATGTAAAGTTATTTAACTCGTCATTGAATCCCAATAGGAACAAGTGAATTGATGCAACCTTAGTCAATTCCATCAAAAATGCTTGCTGTATTCTGTTTACTGTTCTAGTAAAACGAATATCCATTAACGCTAGGTTTTTACCATCGCCAGCAGTCTCTTCAAAATTCAAGAATGACTTAGGTATTCTAAGTGCTGTCAGTACTTTGTTCTGTACAAACTTGATGTCATCCAATGCGGTCATGTTCTGTGCAGCAGACAATGTATCAATTGGTGTTGGCGCATTCTCATCACGAACTGGTATGAAAATATCTTGGTCAACTGACAAAATGTTTTTACGAAGGTCAATCTGACCTGTCATTGGGTCAACAATTGGAGTTCTCTTAAACTCATTTGCAATCCTCTCAACATAAGCTTGTACGTCTGCGTCATCAATAGCACCTACGAATATCTTATACACACGTCTTTCAATTGAACGTTCAAGACGATAGATAAGCATCATGTCTTCCATAAGTGAAAGCATACGCCAGTGTCTACGTGCTGCATTAAGATAACTTACGCCATAAGGCAAATACAATGAGTTTGTAAGAAGCCTGAAGTGTGCAATCTGCCAGTCACGGAAAGGAATTTGTGAATTATTATCATCAAGCCAAATGAACTGTGTGCTCATATCGGCATTGTCTTTTGTTATTCCGTTAACGGCAATTGAAGCACCTGCTCCATAAGGATTCTGAATACCATTCTCAATTCTTTCCATATTGAATACTGGCATCTGTTTCCATCCCTTAACACCATTCTTATTGTCAACGTCCAATAGCATAAACTGATTACCATACTTACACATAGCACGGATAACCATCTGACCAGTTAACTGAATGTTCAATCTATTTACAAACAAATCCTCAAGAATGCTCTTGATTCTGTCTGACTTTGAATAGACGTTGACAATCATACCTTTATCGTTTGTAATAGTACTTTCCTCAGATACAATGTCCAAGGCAGCACCAATCTCTGGAAAGGCATCCATCAAATCTGCATCACGATACATAAGCTTGACATTGTTTAATCCAGCATATGCGGTGACAGACAAATTTACGTTTGCCTTAATCCATCTATCCTTCAAATATTTGTTCTGTTGAAGCTCTAGCTTCTTGCTTAAATAATCCTCCTTATCAGAAGTTTTATAAATCACATCTTTACCCATGCCACTCATGTCATAGGTATTAACGTGAGGCATAACTGTATCTTGAGGATTCCAATTACCTGTTATGGCTTTGTCTAGAGCTTGAAACACAGTTCCACTTTTCTTAGCCATTTTTAATCTTTCTATAAAAAATAATTATTCAAATATAAATATCAAGATTAATTCATTTAACGTGTTGTTCCAAACACCCACATACAATTTCCATTGGGTATAGAATCAATTTTATTTATATTCTTACTGTTATAAAACGGTAAACCGTTTTGGGGCGTAATTGGACTTCCGTAATTAATTTTTGGCTTGTTCATATTGATAGCGTTTGACATCATATAAGCATTAAGAATTGACTTGTCTTTTTTCACTGTATTTTGTATTCTGTTTAATGTAAACTGCATAACGAACAATCCCATTGCCAATGATGTAAGTGTATCATCGTGAGCACCCTCTTGGTGGTCGATTCTAGCATTTTCTCCCTTGAATATCCAAGTCTCAAGCTCGTTGATAACTCTAGCTGAACGAATCTTAAACTCATTGTTACGAACTAGACCTGCAAAGTTAGCAAGTACAGGGTAACGGTTTCCTTGGAAGTGGAAACCTGGAAGTTTATCTGTATATCCATCATAGTTCTTTGTTGACCTCTGAACCGTATACATTTTCTGGTTAGAATCCTCATAGTAAAGATTCTTATATCCCAATTGAAGCATTGTCAATATAGCAGCATCACCTTGACCGCCAGTACAATCAACCACAACGAATGCATCGTTATATAATGTAGCATATTGTACACATAAAGCTCCGATGTCATCACCAAGCTTTTTACCCACATATTCAGCAACTTGCTCAATAATTGGTAATCCATTTTCATCCCTACCATCCATATCAATTATCTCGATGGCAGTTCTATCGGCAGACACACCTCTTGATGGGTCACATGCAAGAATATAACGGTGTCCTTCAATTGGTTTCTTCCAGAACCAAGTTTCTTCAACCAATGGGTCAGCATAATCAGCAAGTGGCTCTCTTGTGTTAAGCTTCTCTTGCATTTCAATGTACTCAGGTGCAACAACGTTGTCGGCAGAACCCATGAACGATACATCAAGCTCTTGGGCAATTTTCATTGAGTCATTATTGAACTGCTTACACATTTCATCGTACCAAGGTGCAGATGGTTTCCAACCTTCATGCTCAAGTTTTGCCCATCTTTCTTCATTATATGGTATTCCACCTTCCTCGTCAATAATTGGGTCTTGGTCGAACATCCATTCACCTGTATCCTCATTCTTCTTTTTCCAAACGAGGTATTTGTTGAAACGTGGGTCTTGATACCAACGGAACTGAACAGCAACGAAGTTATTCTCCTTGCTAAGTGCTTGCCTATAAGTATTATAGTATAATTCGTCTCTACCATTAGGGGTAGATACCATAACAGTTTTAGAATTTGGGTTAGAAGCCATTGTAGCAGCAGCAGTGGTAAATGCAGCAACACCTTCCTCAATGAACGCAGCCTCGTCAAGAATCAATACTGATACAGCAGAGATACCACGAGAAGCGTTAGGACCAGATGCACGTGCAATGACTCTACAGCCATTGAATAGCTTTAATTCACCTTTTGCGTCTTTTTCAAAAATTGATTTGATATTTTTTTCTGAATTTGGGTCTGGACTGAAATAATCATTACCCCACATCCAACGAGGTACTTGCTCCAAGAAATCACGAATCTTGATAATAATTTCTTGTGCTTGCTCAAGTTTGTTGGCGATACAAAGTACCGTCTCTGGGGCATCCTTCGATGCGAATACGCATTGCCCAGTTACCCATGCACTAGATAGGGTAGTGATACCACACTGTCTAGGCTTAATCGCAACCACATTCCTATTCTCAGCGAGTGCTTTGAGGAAAGCCCTCTGCCTTGGGAAACAATGGAACTGGGTCTTCTTACCCTTTGTTGCATTAAACGTACTGAGATAAGTCTCGATGAACTTTATTCTCGATTTGTCAGCGTAGGCTAATGCGTAGTCACGCTGCATTTGTGCAAAATCGTATATCATAGTTGTAACTTTCTAAATTTTAATAAATATAACAGTATTTTCAAAAGTTCTTCATTTATAAATATTTAGCAATAAAAAAAGAGCAATCTTTACTGATTGCC